TAATCAAAAATAGATAGGTTAATACAGAGATAAAGGAATAGATATGGCAAGAAGAATGGTTGATCCGCTATTCAGTTCAGGTTTACAGTATGCGCAATCAATAGCGGGGGGAGAGAATGTAGCTGACATGATAGCACCAGGCGTAGGATACTCAGAGGAGTTTCCAGAAGGTTTTGTAATGCAAGATGGAGTACCAGTTTCCGTAAGGGAAGAAGCTCCAATGCCCGCACCACCACCACCCACCGCACCCATCGGCATACCTATTGATTATTCAGATTATCCAGATTTTGCGCCATCACCAACTGGTATTCCTTCTATTGATGCGTTGAATATACGCTTGGCAACACCACCAAGAGGCGGTTTGTTAATTACTCCAGAAGAAGAAATGGCAGCACAAAGAGTAAGAGAGTCAGGAACATTTACACCGACTCCATTTTTTACTGGTGCGCCTATGACAGATGGCGAGATGGCGATGTTTGATCTTGAGCCAGAAAGGTTTGAAATGACACCACAATACGATGTGGATGCACAACCGATCAAATATAGACCTTTTGATTTTACTAACGTACAAAGAATGATAGACAGAATGAGGTAAACATGGCTACTAGAGAGGAAGTATTAGAATCAAACGAAGCAGAGCTAATTTTAAAAAGCGATACATTTAAAAAAGCGATACAGAATTTAAAGCAAGAATATGTTGCATTATGGATGAGCAGTCGAGGCGAGAACGATGTTGCCTTTCGAGAAACTCTGCATAATGCGATAAATGTTTTACCAGAAGTGGAGAGGCATCTACGCATCTTGGTAGAAAAGGGGAAGATAACGAGTGCACAAGTCAAAAAATTGCACAATTACATATAACTAGGTAAAATTTTTAAAATTAAGGAGTGATTATGAGCAATAACGCAAAGCCGATTGCCTTACAATCAAGTTTAGATAAAACTGTAAGTTCATTTGAAACTTTTCTGACTCCACCAGAGGAAGTAACAGAAGAAGTTCAAGCAGAACAAGCAGAAACATCTCCAGAAGATGTCGTGGAAACAGAATCAGAAGCGGAAGTTGAAGTTGAGGCGGAAGCAGAGGTTGAAGTTGAAGATGACTTTGAGGAAGGGGAAGAAGAAGTAGAACAGTCTTTAGAAGAACAAACAGAAGTAGAGGAAGAACTGCAACCTGATGTTTACACCGTAAAGATTGATGGTGTTGAACAAGAGGTCACGTTAGATGAACTCCGAAACGGATATTCTCGTCAGCAAGACTATACTCGCAAAACTCAAGAACTGGCACAGAAACGCAAAAGTTTTGAAGATCAGCAAGCAGAGTTAGCGAAAAAAGATGCTATTTACGCTCAGTTGTTGCCTCAGTTAGAGGCAAGTTTAAATGGCGAATTGGAAAACGAACCAGATTGGGCAGCACTGTACGAATCTGATCCTATTGGGTATGTTCGTGAAAAAGACGTTTGGGATGAAAAACGAAAAAAATTGGATGCAGCAAAAGCTGAAAACAAAAGATTGCAAGATGAAGCAATACAAAAACAGCAAGAGCAAATTCAAAAATATGTTGAGTATGGTCATCAACAATTAAAAGAAAGGATTCCTGAATGGTCTGATGTTGAGAAATCTCAAAAAGAGAAACTCGCAATCACAAACTACGCAGTTAATGAACTTGGGTTTACTCAAGATGAAGTTAATCAGGTGATAGATTACAGAGTGTTACTTGGTTTACGAGATGGGATGCTATACCGAAAACAAATGGCAGCAACCAAGAAGAAACCAACCCAGAAAGCAGCTTCAAGAGTTGCAAGACCTGGAACAGCCAATAAGCCTAAAACAGCAACGCCAGTGAAAAAAGCAAAACAAAGGTTAGCTAAATCTGGAAAAGTTCAAGATGCAGCTAAAGTTTTTGAACAATTAATTTAAAGGTATAAAAAAATGGCAAAAGTAACAAACGCCTTTGACACATATACTGCGACTGCTGACAGAGAATCATTGTCGGATACTATCTACAATATCTCTCCAATGAGTACGCCTTTTATGAGTTCTATAGGCAAAACAAATGTAAAAAATGTCCAATTCGATTGGCAAACAGAAGCCCTACCTACTGCATCTGGCACAGGTCAGTTGGAAGGTTTCGAGCTATCAAGAGCAGCTTCTACTGCTACAGTTAGAGAAAGTAACGTATGTCAAATCTCAAGCAGAGATGCAACTGTAACTGGTACGCAAAATGCTTCTGATGCGGCTGGAAAACGCACAGAAATGGCCCATCAACTAGCCATTATGGCTAAAGCTTTGAAGCGCGATATGGAAACGGCCTTATGCTCTAAAGTAGCTAAAAATGCTGGTAACGCGACTACTGTTCGTCAAACTGGTGGTTTTGAAACTTGGACAGAAACAAACGTATCGCGTGGTACTAATGGGGCTGGTGCTGGAAACGGTGCTGCACCTACTGATGGTACACAACGCGCATTTACTGAAACTATCCTAAAAGCAGTACAACAACTCTGCTTTGCAAACGGTGGTGAGCCTTCAATGTTGATCGTTGGCCCACACGTTAAAGGTGTTGTTTCTGGGTTTACTGGTCGTTCATCGGCAAGACAAATGATTGATGCTAATACTGTAGAAGCATCAGTTTCTATCTATGCTGGTGACTTTGGTGAATTGCAAGTAGTTCCTTCTAACTTTAGTAGAGCAAGATCAGCGTTATTTGTTGATCCTGATTACGCTAAAGTAGCTTACTTGAGAGACTTTGAAACTATCGACATCAGCACAATTGGTGATGCAATGACAAAAATGATTGTCGTTGAATTTGGTTTGGAAGTATCAAATGAGAAAGCACACGGAATCGCTGCTGACTTATCAACATCGTAAGTTAAACCGAGAGGGGCGGAAACGCCCCTCATTTTTATTGGAATAATCATGGCAAGAAGAACATTAATAGACTCTAAATCAGGATTTATGAGTGAGTTTGCTACAGAGGATGAGAAGAACATTTATCACAGTTCCCAGAATGTTCAGCCTATTTTGGATAATGTAAAGAATTTATCTTACGATACGCAAGGTAAAGAATTAAAGCACGTTGCAGAAGTACCTATGGTAATATATCAAAAAGCAGTCAGAGAAGGCTGGGCGAAAGATAGGAAGCAATGGAAGAAATGGCTTAATGACCCAGACAATAAACTATTTAGAATATGGCAAGGTAGAGTATGAATTACAGCGAGCTTAAAACAAACATAGCCGATTACTTAAACAGAAGTGATCTAACTTCACAGATTGATATATTTATTGATACTACCGAAGCAGAATTAAATAGAAAGGTGAGAGATAAAGATATGATAAAGAGGGCAACGGCTACAGCCGATGCTCAATACTTAACTTTACCTGATGATTGGTTAGAGGTAATAAATGTAGAAATACAATCAGGCGACTTTTCTCCATTGTTACAACAATCTATAGAATCATTGGATGTATTTAGAAAAGCCAATGATGATTCATCAGGTCAGCCAAAGTATTTTGCTATTGTAGATGGCACATTAGAACTTGCCCCTACCCCTGACACTTCATATACATTACAATTAACTTATTATGGTAAAATCACCGCGTTAAGCGACTCGAACACCAGTAATTTTGTTTTAGCAAGCCACCCAGATGTTTATTTATATGGTGCGTTAAAGCAAGCCTCTATTTATCTTATGGAAGATGATAGAGTTCAGATGTTTACTGCGCAATTTGAATTGGCTTTAGAAGAAATGCGTATGCAACAAGAAAGAGCTGCGTTTGGCAAGGGTTCTTTGATACCAAGAAAAAGAACTTATGGTCAACGCAAGAAAACAACATATTTTATGAGAAATTAGAAGGAATAGAGAATGGCTGGATTTACAGATTATTTAGAAGATAAAGTCTTGGATCATGTATTTGGTGGTAGTGCTTACACAGCACCCAGCACTTTATACGTTGGTTTATTTACAGCAGCACCCTCTGATACTGGTGGTGGTACTGAATGTTCTGGTGGTTCATACGCAAGAAAAAGTATGGCTGCTATGACTGTATCAGGCACTTCACCAACCACAGCAACCAATGGAGCAGCCGTTGAATTTGTTACGGCTACTGGCTCTTGGGGAACAGTAACCCATGTAGGTATTTTTGATGCCGCATCAAGCGGTAACTTGTTAGCCTGGGCTGCATTGTCTGCTTCTAAAGCAGTAGCAAGTGGTGATGTATTTAGATTCGATGCTGGTGATTTAGACGTTACATTGGCGTAATCAATGGCCTCAGTAGGCTATGGATACGGTGGCTATGGTAAGTCACACTATGGTCAACCCATATTTGAATTTGGCGAAGCGACTCTAGCGCAAACGTCAGGATTATCTGCATCTGCGTCTATGACGTTTGCAGTATCCGCAACATCAGCACAAACATCAGGTGTAACGGCTTCTGGAACTTTACTCAAGTTAGGTGCAAGCACGATTGCACAAACATCTGCTGTAACCGCAACAGCCGAAGTAGTAAAACTGGGTTCTGCTACTATGGCACAAACCTCTGGGTTTACTGCAACTGGCAGACAAATAGATCGTGGTGAAGCTACCATCGCTCAAACTTCTGGATTCTCAGCTACCGCAGAAGTAGTCAAACTTGGTACAGCAACCATAGCACAAACCTCTGCGGTGAGTGCATCAGCCGTTATTGTTCTAAGTGCATCAGCTACAAGCGCACAAACTAGCGCAGTAAGCGCATCAGGAACATTAGTTAAATTAGGTGTAGCAACCTCGGCAGAAACATCAGGATTTAGTGCTACCGCAGAACTGGTAGTATCGGGTGAGGCTACTATGGCGCAGACAAGTGGAGTTACTGCGCTTGGTAGTATAAAATATTCTGGTGTAGCAACTATCGCACAAACATCTAGTCTTTCCGCCATTGGTGGCTTAAAATGGGAAGATGATACTGTAACGACAACCACATATACGGATCAAACAGTAACAACAACAACTTGGACAGACCAAACTGATCCGTCAACGTCTTGGTCAGAAGCAGCTTAACATAGGATAGAAACATGGCAGATACAACAACTACGAATTTAAGTTTAACAAAACCCGAAGTAGGGGCGAGTACAGATACTTGGGGTACGAAAATAAATACTGATTTAGATACCATAGATGCAATATTTGGTGCATCAGGTACAGCCGTTAGTATGGGTGCAGTTACATTTACCGAAATTAAAAGTGCAACCTCTGGAACATCAAACTTCATAGCGGGTGTAAACGCGGGTAACTCAATCGCATCAGGCGGTAACTACAATGTCTGCGTAGGTGATGAAGCGGGTACTGCGATTACGACTGGTGATAATAATGTTGCTGTTGGGTATCAGTCTTTAGATGCAAACACGACAGGTGAAAGAAATACATCTATTGGTACAAGTGCTTTAAGTGCTAATACAGTTGGTGCTAGGAATGTTGCAGTTGGACACCAAGCCTTATTAACTAATGTAAACGGAAGTAGATCAGTAGCAGTTGGTCATAACGCTTTAAGTGTTCAAAATTATTCAAGTGCTACAAATGGATATAATGTTGCTGTAGGACACGAATCTTTAGCAGCAAGTACTACTGGAGTTGAAAATGTTGCAGTCGGTGCTTTAGCTATGTCTGCAAACACAACAGGCTCATATAACACCGCAGTCGGTGGTTATGGAACTTTAGATGCAAACACAACTGCGAATAACAATACAGCTATTGGTGCTGGTGTTTTAACTGTAAACACCACAGGTGCTAACAATACTTCTGTTGGAGCTTATTCTTTAGATGCTAATACGGAAGGAGATGACAACGTAGGAGTTGGTTATGCAGCTTTGTCTAGCAATACGACTGCAGATAATAATACAGCAATCGGTAGAAGTGCTTTAGGAGCAAACACTACAGGAACTCCAAATACTGCTGTAGGTTATCAGGCTTTAACAACAAGCACGACTGCTGTTGGAAATACCGCAGTTGGAAACCAAGCTGGTAAAGACATAACAACAGGCGGTTACAATACATTAATTGGTAATCTTTCTGGTGACGATATAACTACTGGAACAAAAAATGTAGCTGTTGGTTCAGTATCGCTTACAAATAATACAACAGGTGATAATAACACAGCAGCTGGTTATAATGCTTTATCATCAAACACTGACGCAAACAATAACACAGCACTTGGTTATTATGCTTTAGCAGCAAATACAACTGGAACACTTAATACAGCAGTTGGAGTTGCTTTATGGAGCAACACAACAGCAAACGACAATACTGCAATGGGTTATTATGCTTTAGCAGCGAATACAACTGGTACGCAAAGCACAGCAGTTGGTAAAGATGCTGGATTAGCTATTACTACAGGAAGTGGACATACAGTTTTTGGTTTTAGTGCTTTAAAAGCTGCAACAACAATAGATTATGGATTTGCAATAGGTTATGAAGCTGGTGCAGCTAATACAAGTGGTACGCAAAATACTTTTGTTGGAAACTTTTCTGGAGATTCTGTAACCACTGGTGGTGATAACACTATGGTAGGTTTCCAAGCTGGTGGTGCTGTTACAACTGGTACTCAAAACACTACTTATGGACATAGGTCTGGAGATAATATAACAACTGGAAACACTAATACATTAATTGGTGCTGCAGTCGATGGATCAGGGACAGGCACTAGCAATGCTAATGGTTTAGGATATAATCTTTCGTGCCAAGACAACTACACAACTATAGGTCAAGGTTCTGCTGATTGTAGGAACGCGCATGGTGAAGCAACATGGGCTACTGTATCAGACGAAAGAGTTAAAAAAGATATTGAAGACTCTACTGTAGGTTTAGCCTTTATCAACGATCTCAGACCAGTAACTTTTAATTACAAAAATAAAGGTGATCTGCCTGAAAACTTTAGAGGTTATGAAGAAGGTTCTACAGAAGTTTATAGAAACTCTAAATCTCAACACGGTTTTATAGCTCAAGAAGTTAAAGCAGCTATTGATAAACATAGTGATATTAAAGATGGTTTTAGTATGTGGGATGATGATGATCCTGCTGGACAACAAAGAGTTGGTGAAACAGCAGTAATACCGATGCTAGTAAAAGCAATCCAAGAACTCTCAGCACAAGTTGAAGAATTAAAAGCAAAATAAACGAGGAAAAATAAAATGGCACAAACAGTAAGCGAATGTTTAACAGCAGCTAC